CCCATCTTGCTGCTTGCTTTTGAGCAGCGGCAACATTGTATATGCCACGCTCACCAGATTTTGAGTCATATAAATTCTTCCATTCAGCAATAAACTGTTCCATTTCTGGTTTACGAGAATACGCTACTGAGTTATTTGATAAAGCTCGTTGAGAATTGTTTTCCCACCAATTACCAGACTTTGCTGCTGCCATTTCAATATCATTAATATTAGAAAGAGAAATCATTGCAGATCGACGAACTCCACCAACAACTACAACTTCACCTATCTTACACATAATATCATGAGCTTCAATAGGCTTCAACTGACGACCTGCTGCACTTTTAAATTTTGCAATTGTAAAGTCAAAAAGGTTTATAAGAGGCTGTGGTCCAGATGAACGACCACCCATTGTTTTAAGACGTGCACCTGCTGGACGAAGTTTTGAAACATCAATAGATGGAATCTGCCCAGCCCAAAGCATTGCAAGAAGTTCACGATATGCTTTAGCCCAACCAGTCTTTGAATCTTCTACTACAATGGCTGTAGAAGATTTTTCAAATAATTCTGGAACGGCGGGAAGCTTATTAACATATTTATATTCAACAGAGAAACCTACTCCTGTTCCACACATAAGTATATACATTGTTTCATCAAATGATCTTGGATTGTCAACTGGAACAAAAGAACAATTGTATCCTGCAACATGGTCTCTATCAAGAGCAGCGCCTGCAGTCATTACTGCTCTCATAGATGGCATTACACTTCTGCTATATACTGCCTCTTTTAGATCTTCAACAAGTTTTGAATCTGGAACATAATTAAATGTTTTTAGATGATCTAATATAAAAGCAAAGTATCTATCTACTGTTTCTCCCCAAGTCTCACGACGATTATCTTCCGATAGCCATCTAGCATATCTCGATAATGCAATAAAATTCTCATATGGGTTTTCAATAACTCTTGACATATACACCTTTTCCGCCTTTTGGCTAATTATTTTTTATTAAGTAGTTAATTCTACCAAAAACATTTTTCTATGTGAAGACTTTTTATATTTTTTATATTAAAAATAAATAGTTTTATTAGTTAACTATAAATAAAATATTTTAGTCAACTAACTTGACATGCATTATAAAACAATGTTATTATTATAGTCCGTTATCTCTAATGGAGGAAATGCCAATGGAGAATAAAGAAAAACTTAGTGATGTATTACATCATTATGTTGCAATAGCAGTTGGTTTAATGTTTTTATATTCTGGTTCGCCAGTTATTAATTCTACGCCAGCTGAGGCTTTGGTTGTAAAACCAGAGACAAAAAATGAAGCACAACTGAAAAGAGAAACGCTGGAAAAATTCAGCAATACTGTATACAAACCTTCAGAAATGCTTACAGACAAAGAATTGAAATCACTTCTTAGAAATGTAGGATTTGAAGGAAACGCCCTTAAAATGGCGTGGGCTGTAGCTAAAGCGGAGTCTAATGGACGACCTATGGCTTATAACGGCAACAGGAATACTGGAGACAGTTCCTACGGAATTTTTCAGATCAATATGCTGGGAGCTCTTGGCACAGATCGTAAAGAGAAATTCGAATTGAGATCAAATGTACTTTTATTTGATCCAGTCATAAACGCAGAGATAACGTATCATATGACTCAAGGCGGAAAGAATTGGTCATCTTGGCCTAATTCTATTAATAAAGCAAAGAAATTGATAAATCAATTTCCAAAGTAGTTAGGAGATAAATTGAAGATACAGGTTGTATCCAAATATTTATCTTTAGCAGAAGAGGGCCTTGTTCAAAAAATGGAATGTCCATTAGATCAAGGCCTTCTTATGCCAAATCAGGATAACGATGATAAAATATTTTTATATTGTCTTTCTTGTGAGTATAAAAAAATAATAGGCTTAGAAATGTACAATAAAATGAAAAGAGCTATGGATGCAAAGAGTTGATTTAGATCAAGAACTTGTAAGAATGGTTGCACGTAGTATTCCATGTATACACATGAATACTGATTTTTTAGCTGCAAATGCAATATCTGTTTTTTTAAAATATTTAAAAAATTGTAAAGAAAATTCATTATCTCTTGATGATGCAATTAATAATATTAAATTAAAAGATGTCGAATAACGACGGGTTAGAACCAAAAAATTTAGAAGATAACATACCACTAGTTAGCTATATAATGCTTCATAGAATATATGATGTACTTACGCTAATAGCTAATTTATCTTCAAAAACAGAAGAAGATAGACTTCAAATATCAAAAATGGTAGAATATCATAAACAGGGCTACCTGCTAGGGCCTGCCCCATCTTATAATGAATCAGGAGATAATAATGGATAAAGAATCTATATTAAACCTTATGGTTGATAAATTTGTTGAGGGTAATAGATACCTCGGCGCTAGCTCTGGAATGACACCAGAGGAAATTGAATTAAAATTATCAGAAGGTATGATGGCAATAAATTATTTATTATCAGAAGTGTATGACGAGCTTCTTGCAAAAGATTTGCTTAAATAGTAAAATATATACTATCGCAAAACCCTGAAGAATCCGCCTTCTTCAGGGTTTTGTGTTATTTGGTGGTATAATAAAAACATATGGAAACTAATAAAAAAGTAGAAAAAGTAGCTGAAATTATAAGAATGACAGCTCCAGATTTTACTGTTGCAAAATCTTATTTTTTGGCTTTTAATATAGTAGAAGCACTTAGAGATTTTCCTGAACAAGATTTAAGGGAGATCCCGTAATGGTTGATGGCCCAAGAAGACATTTTTCTAAACTAATGCATTCTCCATATTTTCAAACACAGCATTATAAAGAAGAGCATACGAGTCTTGAACGAAAAATAGAAAAACCTATTATATATGTATTAAATAAAATATTATTTTGGAAGGATAAAGATGTTTTACGATAGACCTGACTGTACAATACTTTCTAAATCAGTAGATGAATATGGAACGCCTACTGGTGTATTTGTATTTAAAAAAATCATACCTGAAGATATGATAAATCATTTTGAATCTCAATTAAAAAAACAAGAAGAAGATGCAGTTGTTAACGTTTATAAAGACACTTTAATCGATTGGTATTCTGAAAAAACAACAGCTCCAGTTGATGGAATTATTAATTTATGGGAAACAATTAGTGATATTATTTACCCAGAATATGTTATACATCCATGCAGAAACTTTTTAAAAGTTAAACCTGGCGATAATGGAATGTTTACCCACTCAGATTCACCTGGCAAAAACTCTTGTCATTTACTATCTCAAGTAGATGTATTTAAAACATGCTGTATTATAGATTATGGCTTAGTAGCATACCTTGGTGATTTTGAAGGTGGTGAAGTGTTTTATCCAAATTTAAATCCTGATGGAACCAAAAAGGTTGATAATTTTGATGGGCCTTGTTTAGAATATAAACCAGAAAAGGGAGATGTTATTATTCACGGAGCATTTACTGATTATGCACATGGAGTAAGAGAAGTAAAGTCTGGAATAAGATACGCATTTTCTAATTTCGTACTTAAGTATGAAGAAAATCCAGGAACTTTTTATAATTATAAAACACAAGAATATTATAATCAAATAGGAGACAAAACTTTAGATTTTGAATTAGACTGGATGACTCCACTAAAACAAAATCCACAATTTACTCCAGAACTCATAAAGCAATATCAAGAATCAGGATTAAAAGGCCCAGATCTAGCAGAACACTTTTTTAAAGATATGGTAGAAAATTAATACTTATTTAGTGAAAAAGTGCGAAAAAGTGCGGCGGAAGTAGAAGAGAACATTTGTTTCACATGAAACATATTATCCTTTTCTCCTCCAATGATCATTATCTTCATTAAGTGATGCCAATAAGGCAAATACCATAAGAATAATGCCAGATATACATCCAATAAAGAAAGCTATCTCCATATAATCACCATTTACCAAGAGGACATGTGGCATTTTCTAATTTAGCCTTAGCAGGCATAATACAACCACATTTCTTGCATTGTTGTGTTAATTGTATTAATTCAGGACATTTATCACAAATATCCAGTCTATAGGTATATAGTTCTTCTTTTGATCTAGGTTGTTTTGGATTGAATAGGTCCCAAGGTTTTACCATTGATTCCCCCTTTTAAATATTAAGATAGTAGGCCTAATCGGATTTGAACCGATACTCGATTGTATATAAGACAATTGCTTTCACCAGATTAAGCTATAGGCCCAAAGA